AGGTAGGTCTTTCCGCCCTGGTCGAACAGCTCAGGCCGACCACCCTCGCCCACGCGGTACATGCTGCCGCCAGCCACCGGGCCGCCGCCGGCGCGGCCACCTGCCGCGCCAATAGCAGTGCCAATCGCGTTGACCCAACCGGCACCGGCGCCGCTGTAGCCGCTCGCCCAGCTGCCGATCATCTGGAAGATCTGCGACGCAGCTGCCTGCGCGGCCATCTTCTGCAGGGCCTTGGCGAAGCCCTGCACCATGCCACCCACCCCTTCGGAGAAAGGATCGAACAGGAAATCGGCGAAGGCGTCCTGCATGTTGCGGGCGGCCTGATCCGCGTAGGTGCTCCACTGTCCGAAGGTCTGCTCAACCGACGAACTGGTGTCATCGTCGATGCCGAACATGCCGTCGAATGCATCGGCGAACTTCTGGGCGCTTTCGCCCATGATCGACTCGGCCTCGTCGATGTTGCCCAGCATGTCCAGCAGCGAAGCGCTGGACCGGATCGCGGCCTGCGCGGCGCTGTCGATTCCCTTCAGACCACCTGCCTGGATCTCATAGTTGACGCGTCCGAGCTCCGAACTGTCGTCGAAGAGAGCAATCTGTCGCTCCAGCTGGTCATTGGTCGACCTGTAGGAGTCCTGCAGCTTCTTCGCGCTCTTATCCTGCTCGGTTTCTGCCGCCTTCTGCTTCTTCGCGCTTTCCGACCACGATGCCTGCAGCTTGGCTTCCCATTCGGCGGCCTTCTGCCGCTGCTCCGCCTGGTCCTTCGCCGCCTGTACCTCTTCAGCGGTCGACCTGGTGCTTCTGCCCCGTGGTCCGCTGCGGGCCCCGTCGGGGATCGCAGACCCCATGCCCTGGGATGCCGCCCAGCCGTTGTCGGCATAGGCGGTCCCAGCCTGATAATCCTTGACAAATCCACCCCAGCCTCCGCCCTGAGACCCAAAGAGCCCGCTGTATTGACCCGTGGCGAGCTTGATGACTGCATTGCCCTGCTTCTCGACGGCGACGAGGCCCCCGCGCAGGCGGTCCAGCCAGTTCTCCACCACGCCGAAGATCTCGGCCGCCTTGCCGATCTCGCGGAAGGCCGTGGCGATGCCGCTCGCTACGTCGCGTACACCTCCCCCCTCCTTGGCCACGTCCACCAGCTGCGTGGTCAGGTCCGTCAGCGTCGGCAGTAGTTCGCTGGCCAACTGGGTGAACCAGCCCTGCGTTGCAGCCCGCAGGTCGTCGAGCCGGTCATTGAACTCCGCCGCTGCCCCGGCCGTGTCCGAGTCGATCACGATCCCCAAGGAGCGGGCGCGTTCCTCCATGGTCCGCATGCCGTCGGCGCCGAGGCTCAGGAACTCCAAGAACTCGGACCCGGACTTGCCGAACAGCTGCATGGCCAGAGCGGTTTTGGTGGTCTCGTTGCTGATGCCAGCAAACCGGGTCTGCACTTCGGGCAGCAGGTCTTCGAAGCTGCGCAGGTTTCCGGCCTGGTCCTTGACCGAGATCCCCAGCGCCTTGAACGTCTTGTCCGCCTCGCTTCCAGCCTTCGAAGCGTCGGCGATGTTCTTCGTGAACTTGGGGATGATGCCGACCAGCCCCTCGAGGTCGGAGCCGGTCATCTTCGCGGCGTAGCCCCAACCAGACAGGGTCTCGGTGGAGATACTGAAGCGAGCCGAGAGTTCATCGATACGGTCGGCCGCGTTGATCGCATTGCTCAGGCCGGTGATCGCGGCATCCACACTGGCGAATGCCGCCACCGCCCCACCGATCACGCTTCCGATTGCGGTGAAGCCAGCGACAATGCCCTTGCTAACGCCTGCCGCAGTGCGCTCCATGGACTTCATGGACTTCTCTGCGCGCTGGGTGTCCGTGACGAACGAACCTGTCTTCATCAGCAGGTCGACGACGATGGAGCCGGCAGTTGCCATGTGATCAGCCTCTCGGGGGTTTCAAGCCGAACGCTGCAAGGGTGCGCACGTCAGCGTCGGGGAACTCATGGGCAACCGGCGTAGGCTGCAGGAAGTCGAGGTTCTTCTGGAACGACCCGCCGAAACTGGCACCGATCAGTGCCGCAGGCCGGTGGTAACGGTGAAGGTCATCGAAGGGGTATAGCTGGTAGAAGGCCAGCCACCGTTGAAACTCTGGCTCGGGGAGATCATCGATCTCCCCCAGCGTCTTGCCGAGCGCGCGGCCTAGGATGCAGGCGAAGTATTCGCGTCCACGCTCGGCGAGGACTTTTTTGCGTCGTCACCGATGCCGGCAACCGCCATTACGTGTGGGAACAGATCGGTCAGGCCGTTCGCTGTCAGGTTCTGCGATTCCGCTTCAGTCAGCACCAGCTTCCCGTTGGCGTCGCAGAGGCTCGCTGCAATCAGGCGCTGCATCGCGAAGCAGGTTTCGTCGTCGTTGCCCGAGGCCTCAGCAGCGCGCCAGCGGCGCATCTGACCGGCGCTGACCTGGCGGAAGTGCACAGTCTCGGTGGTGCCGTCGCTGAACTTCACTTCGCGCGCGACGGGGGCATTGCTCGTCAGGATCTTGCTCTTGTCCATCAGCCGTTCTCAGAAGGTGGGGGCCGGATGCGCGACGGCTGGACGTGCAGAGCCGGACACCCCGAAGGTTTATGTGTGTGCCGTCAGGCCGAGTACGGCCCGTTCCAGTGGGGGGTGACGCTGCCGCTGCGCTGGATCGTCAGCGTGCCGCGCACGATCTCGTTCGTGGCGATGTCGATGTTCAGATCCGCCACGTAGCCACGGAAGCCGATCGAGGTACGCAGCGGCGATGCCGGCGCGACCAGGTCGTCGTTGGAATCAAGCGACGGAGCGGCCACGCCATCGCTCAAGCCGATCAACCAGTCCACGACCTCGCGCGATTCCTTCAGGTCGAAGAGGATCTGGTGCGACTGGCTGCGCGGGATGAAGTTGAACGGCACACTGACCTGGCCCGGGTTGCCCAGGCCGCCTTCATACTCCTTGTCGCCTACGGTGCTCAGGCAGGTAGATTCGATCTGGTCGGCAGCGCCGCCCAGGCCGGTGATGCCAGTCGGGCACTCGAACTTCAGGACCGAGGCGACGCTGGAACTCAGCTTGTCCACGGTGAAGAGCTCGGACCCCTGGGTTTTGATGACGCCCTCGGTCATTGCAAAGTCCTCTGGTCAAAGAAAAACCGCCTTACGGCGGCTGGTTGGGGTGGTGCCAGCGGCTCAGCGCTGGTCGATGAAGTCGGCCTCCATGCCGACCCGGTAGAGCTTGGTTTCAGGATCGCGGCTGTTCAGCACGACCCGGTTACAGATCAGGCCGGCGTCCAGCGCCTCACGCACAGCCAGCGCGAGCTGCTCGGCGCCGGCATCGGTCCGGTGGTAGCAGTCCAGCTGCACCGTGGTGAAGTCGCCACCAGGCGCACTGCTCAGGTTGTCGTAGGGCTGGCCGCTGATGATCTGCCAGGTGATGTACGGCCGCGGCTCGGTCTGCGCGACAAAGCCGTGCCGGCCGATTCGATCACCGACAATGGCGGACACCGCCGTCGTGTGAATGGCGCGGAATACCTTCGGGAACATCAGCTGCCTCCGCGATTCTGCTGCGCTAGCTTCGCGATGATGCGATCCACGCGCGCCAGCAGGTCGCTGACGATGACGTTGATGGTTTCTTCGCCGTGCTGGTTCACGGTGCGGCGGATGAACGACCTGGCCGGCTGCTGGACGGAGCCGTACTCCTTCAGCTGGGCCGACTTCAGGGTGCTGACCTGCTCACCCTTGCGCCCGGGGTACATCTTGCGTTTGATGCGAACCACGTAGCGCTCGCCATTCCCGCCGCTGGGGGCTTTGCCGCGGCTGGCGATGATGTTCTGGGCCAGCAAGCCGGTTGACTCGTCGCCTGGCTCCAACACCGCCTGCAGGTTCTGGCGTTCCTTGTCGCGCAGGAAGCGTGCGCCTTTGGCCAGCGCCAGCTTCACCGGTCCGCCCTTCTTGCTGACGACCTCGGTCGGCAGGCTGCTCAGCGTGCGGATGATGCCCGGGATGCCCGTGATG